TGAGTGGGATGGTGGCGAAGTAGGTGCTGGCTACAAGCTAGACCTTGCTGAGAATGTCTACCTAGATGGTCGTGTAAGCTGGGGCTATGATGACCAGTTTGAAGGCACTGATCGTCGTATCACTGCTGGCTTTGGTCTAAAGTTCTAGATACCCCAAAATCTAGGCATAAAAGAACCCCCGTAGGAACCAACCTGCGGGGGTTTTAGTTTGTCTGGACTAACCTATCGTCTTGTTAGTAGTGTTTTGATTAGCCATCCTATAGGGTTGAAGATGGTCCTTAGTATCTCACCGGGAGATGGAAGTATCCAACCCAAGATCAACAGGCCAAGCATAACCCAATTTGTATTCGTGATGTTTATGATACCAGCTAGGGGTACAGCGTCTCCTGCTACTTCTGCAAGTATCTCTGTAGCCTGTTCAATCTGAGCATTACCAGTAGACTCAGCTAAGAGCGTAGCGCCCTTTGTGGCCAAGCCTATTCCGGTACAGGCAGTCAGAGTGAACAGGACTACGAACAGGGCTGCAAGGATTCTAGTGGTTATCATAGGGCTGTCTCCGAAGAAGCTCTTGAAGGTGCAAGATCGTTGTCTTTGCTTCAGCTAAGGCTTCACGGAGTTCGCCAATTTCTCGGAGTAGTGATTCTTTTTGGTAGTTCAACTTCCCTACTTGTTCGGATAGGGTATCAATCTGGTCCTGCAATGTCCTACGGAACTCCGATCTACGCTCATGCTCTTGTTCGGTCCTCGCTTGAAAGAAGCGCCAGATACCAGCCGAAGATAGAAGTGCCACAACAATCGGCACCCCTACCATGCTCAAGAACTCAATGACCATCAGGTCTCTCCTTTAACTCGAAATGGGGGTAGTCCTTGAAGGTACGCCAGTCACCTCCCCAGACTATCGGAATGTCAAGTATGTCGGATGCCTCTTTCATAGCCTCTGCAATCGGCAGGAAGGCTTCTTTATCCCATGTTACAGGGATTGGTACTACATCAACTGCATGGCCTGTTAGATGCTTAGAGTTCATCGTCTGGCTCTTGCCTGTCTCGTAGTAGTGTCTTTGTTCTTCTATTGTTCTCAGACCATCAGTGATCTCAAATGGAACCTCTGATAGAAGTCTAGCAAGGAAAACAACTTCATATAATTTAACATGAATTTCTGCTAAATGCTGCTCAGACCGCTTTGAGAAACCCCCCTCGTGGGAAACAGACCCCCCATCGTGGGAAAGTGAGTCTGTCACCCAGAAGAGGCTGAAGAGGGCTACCCAGAAGGTTACGATGAAAGTTACGAGGGTGGCACGGGCCATTCTACAGTCCTTGGGTCTGTGGTGTTAGCTGGTAGATCACGAAGCTGTTGACGATACACTGCCCAAGCTGCGCTGTCAACTGGTGCGTCTGGTACTTGAGTCCAGTCACAGCCTTGTAGTAGCACATTTCGACTGTTTCTTACGTCAGACCAAGCTCTGACTACTTCGTATTCCTCTACTTCTGTAGCAGACTTAGGTGTGGCTACACCGTCCACTACTCGGTAAGCATTAGTGTCCCAGCTACCCTCAATACAAGGCTGATTAAGTGCAGCATCTTCAGCAGAGCCTGAAAAGACACACGTAATCTCACCAGTGTCTGCGTCGTATTTGCTGTAGGTATTAACGTCCATTACTTCAAGAACCTCCAAACAGTCACAGAAACGGCATGTTGAGGGCTAGAGACATTGTTAGCCGCATAACCTACTTGAACGGTAAAACTACCATTTACGTTAGCCTTTCCTCCCATAAGGGTGTGTGTCCCTAGAGGAGCAATACCTGCATTAGAACCAAGGCCAAACGAGTTGACAGTTGTGCCATCAATTATCAAAGAGGCATTCAGACTGGAAGAAGTAACCATTGTCCCTCCGCAGAACAGTACGGCTGTCACTAGGACAAACGCATCCCCATTAGCAGAGGCACCAAAATTAGGACTTGTAAAAGTACCAACAGAATTACTAGCTGAAGCTGCCCAAAAGTTACCGGAGCCTACATAAGTCCCCTGAACCAACTTACTGGTGCCAACACTAAGGTTAGCAATCTTAGCAGACGTGACATCCAAATCTGCAATCTTAGCCGTAGTAACAGCAAGATCATAAATCTTATCTGTGGTGATTGCTTGTGCTTCAATATCGTCTGTTTCAGCACGTTTAGTGGTAGCACTAACAGGATCAGTTAGACTGCCAAGAGTGTTGTCTAATGTATCATATGCTTGCGCCCAATAGTATCTTGTTTCAGCAGCGCCTAAGTTAGTGTGATTAAAGGACTGCCCCGTTACGTTAATCGTACTGGCGTTAGAAATATTACTGTCAGTACCAAAGTGTAGCTTGGTGTAGTTGTAATTGTTATTGACAGGATTAGTCCAGTTTACAGATATTTCTCGTATGCCACCAGAAGCAGTAAGTCCAGTAACGTCAGTTGTAGATACCACGTCTCCAGTACCAACTACAACCTCACCCAAAGCCCCCGGCAAGTTAGTGTTGTCAGACTCAAAGCCTGTAGTGTTCAGTTCCTCATTATAGGTCGTAGCGGTGGTCTCACGAAGCACTAGGTTGACACTTAGCTGATAGTCCTCAAGACTAAGGCTCCATGCTACAACCTCAAACAGCTTGTCAGTCCAGCCAAAGCGAGTGTTGGTGATGTTTACGTTGTCACCCACCTGTAATCCAAAGGCTCCAAGCCCGAAGCTACCAGTAATAGTAATCTGACTGCGGTTCTTCTCTAGAGCAATAGTGGCTAGTCTCTGAGCCTCTTCGGGAGTATCAGTGAAGGGCAGTGCCAAGTCCAGCGTGCTTTCTAAGCCACCATCGATAGTGACAAAGTTAGTATCGGTGACTGTGGGGTAGTCAGTAAACTGGTAGTTGGTCTTAGGCCCTTTGAAGGTGCCTCGTACAGCATTAAAGTTGTCTCGACGGGAGTGTCGTGTTGCTACAGACAAAGGAGACCGTAGATCGTCCTCAGTCAGCGTTATCGTAGGTGCTACATACTTGCCAGCTTTAAGACGCCACTTGCCTTGTGCATACCACAGGTAGCCAGCACAAGAGGTCATAAGCTGTGCAATAACGTCTACAGGAGGCTGAGAGGTAGTCCAAGCGCCATTACAGGTGTATCTCTTAGGCGCACTTGTGTCCCAGTCAACAGCCTCACAGATACCAGCAGCAGTGCCTACAAGAGTATCATCAATGTTAGAAGCAGACTCACCAAGGCCATAGTCAGCGTTGGTTAGGAAGTCTCTGACGATAAGTGCAGGATTGTCTGACCAAGCTGTAGTGCTAGTGCGAGGGTCGAGGACTTTCTTGCCCTTGATAAGAGCAGTGACTTCTGGCAGACCCTCTTCCCATACGTCATCAGCGTAAGTAAAGATAATAGCTAAGTGGGCGATACCTAACAGTTTGTGACTTGATGTCCACTCACTACTAAAGCCCGAGAATGTTCCATTCAGGCTTGTGGTATGTCCACCAGTTACCTTACGGATTTTGAGATAGTTGTTAAATTTGGTTGTGGTGTTGCCAACTACATCCTCGCCCTTTTCATTTATCTCTTGGGCGTAATCAATGCTGTCTCCGCTAAAAACCAGTCTGTACTTGCTGCCAAGGTACACTTCTTCAAAGGACTCAATTTCGTGGCCAGCAAAAGCAATAACACGGCGCAAGTCTTTGTTGTTAGTGCAACTAGCATCATCAAATACTACAACACCACCAATCTTAGTCTGTCCATAGACCACTTGATGATGTAGTGCTGCACCTCTACGGTTGACGTTATAGCCACCAAACTTAGGCTCTGCGGCACTAGGCCCCATAGCACTAGAGAGAGCATCTGCTGTGGCTTGCTTGGCAAGGTAGCTGCTGGCAAACCCACCAACAAATCCTACGGCACCAAGAGCCAATGCACCGGGAACGCCACCAGAGATAAATCCTTGGACAGCACCACCAGCGCCACCAAGAAGACCTCCTACAAGGCTCTGACCCATATCAGTCTCCTATATATTTAGAGTAGATGCGCTCAACTAAACTGAACTTTAGGAACTGCATCAGATTATCGAAAGGCTTGTGAACCTTCGTATTAATAGCCAAGACTGAGACCCCATCTTCCTTGAGACACTTCTCTGCAAACTGGATCAACTTAATGCCAGTACGACCTTTCCTGTAGTCGGGGTGCAGAAAGATGATGTCATTGGAAGCGAAGAGGTGGTCCTTGTAGTGAAGGTTTCGTTGAACAACTGCAACAAAATACCCCACCAAATTGACACCTTCTCTGGCTGTGAAAGCCTTGAGCATTCCCTTTTGCTCTAGGTCGTGGTAGGCATCCCAGTCTGGGTTCAGCTTGATCTTGTCTTTATTAAGGGCTATGTCTTCCCAATGCTTTTGTATCAGTGGTCGGATGTCGTTCTCAACCGTAGCTAAGAACTCTTGTTGATACTTCATTCAGGGATAGCCCCCCATATGATCTTCTTGGTCTGTAGTCCTGCTACAAAATCTAAGCCCTTGTCAGGTGTACCCCCGGCTCCTGCTGTAGGGTAGGTGTCTCTCTGATAAGCAGAAGTGTAGCGAGTACCAGCAGGACGCTCTAAGGCTACCAGCTTATTCTCCACAGTCAGGGTAATAGTGCTGGTGTCAGGGCCTTCATCAATGTTCATCTGGTCCATATAGCCAGAGAATATCTCGATGTAGTCTGTGGGGTTATCCATCACACCAAAGTAAATCTTGCAGACTCGCCCTTGGTAGGGTGTACCTAAAGCCTTAACAAACAAAGACCCGCTAGAGTTGTCAATACCACTGAGGGAAATAGTAGCCCCCCTAGCGGAAATATCCCCGGTCTCTTCGATAGGCTCGATCTGTAAGAACTCTCCTGCACCCGCATAGTCTTTGCTGTCAATGGTACGAGTACCGATGCCATTCCAGAGATACACTTGATTAGGAGAGTCAAACAGAAGGTCCACAGCAAAGAACGGCTGAATAACATCAGCCGCCAATGCCGTAGTGATTGTCGAGTTTAGTGATCTGCTCATTTGATTGCAGTCTTAGCCGTTACTCGACCGTAGACAGCCAATGCACCACCACCTACTGTGATACCCTGCATGATAAGTTCTACAATCGTACCCTGAAGTTCAGGGGTCAGTGGGATACCAGTGGAAGCCAAAGCAGAAGAGATGAGCATAACGAGCACTCCCCACACAGTTTTGGACATGAACCACTTCTTTTGATCTAACATGATAGTTCTCCTGTTTATCTAAACTTTTATCGTCGGCCAACGAAAATTAAACAATTGCTCCGCCATCGTTATCGATGACAACGACGCCTTGTAATCCACTTGCACTGGTTGTTGCCGTACCAGATGCATATGATCCAGTACCACCAGTCGGAAGCAGTCCAGAGTTCGATACAGTGGTTCCTTGACCACTCTGACCGAACACGTTGGACGAACAATAGGTCGGATTGGCATAGCCAGAGCCACCGCCACCGCCGCCCTCAGAGGCAGCAGTACCACCGCCACCACCACCGC